ACAGGAAGGTACGCAGGAAGCGTTTACCAACGCGGCATTGCAGGCTGTCGGTGTACCTCGTGATATTGCAGAAAACATCGCTGGCGCGGCGACTATGGGTGCGCTGACGGGTGGTATTTCTGGCGCGGCTGTTGGCACTGTAGATGCGGGAATCGGCGCAGTTCGTGGTGCAGCTGGCAACATTGCAAGTGCAGTTCGCGGCGGCACTGGCGCAACTCCTGCGACTGCGTACGTACCATCCTCTCCGACTGCGGGTCAGCCAGCAGCAAGCGGTCAAGTCCAAACCGCCTATGAGGAGCAAGTTCCAGTGTTCCGTAGTGTGCGGGGCGCTCAAGAAACACCTACATTCACCAGTGTACGCCCCGCTCAACAGGCTACCGCTGATCTGCAAACCGCTGCAGAAATTATCGACGCAGGTCTTGCACGTGACGGTGGCATTGATGGCACAACGTTTAATGCAATTAATGAGGCGGTTGGCGGTCGTTTAAGTTTGTCTGATATTGAGTCTGTAGCGTCAGATCGTATCGCAGCATTTGAGTCGCCTGCACCAACTGTTATGGATACTGCGCCAGCTCCGATGCCAACTCCGTCAGGTATTGAAACTGTTTCGACTGCAGCCCAAGGTCCTCAACCAGGTGTGGTTCGAGCCCCGTTGCTTGAGACTGTCTCAGGAACTGGGCAGGGTTTGACTCGGTATGGTCGAACTGGTCCTCTGGCTGAGAGTTCTAGTTTCCAGGATCGCAATACTGATGACGACAGCCGAGTTACAGAACTTCGAGGAAGAACGCTTACTGATCCAGCTACAGGTGATTCTTTTGATGTAAACAGCATTCCATTTGGAGAGGTTAGAACAGGTGTCAATCGCGTACGTCTTTCCGACGGAACAGTGGTTACAAATGTAAACACATTGACTGCTGCCAGAGACCAAGTTGGACGTAGAGGTGTTTTCTCTAGCACGGTTACAATGCCGGGGGACGCAACGCCTGAGGAAATCGCAGCGGCTGCAGAGAGAAGCCAAGAGACATTTAACACGAACTACTCAAACTTGGTTCAAGACGGAAGAGTAGTTCGCGAGGGTCAGGCAACTATACCCGAGGCTTCTATTGCTCGTGGCACGCCAACTCAACCGGTTGTTACTGAAAGAGTTACAACAATCCCGACTGTTCCTCGTAGAGAAACTGCGCCTGGGATTACTGGTATTGAGACCTCGCCACGCCTTGACGTGCAAGGATTCCTTGAGGCGCAACCTCAGGTGGATACGACCCTTCCACGCCTTGACGTGGAGACATTTTTGGCTGCGCAGCAGGATACGACTACACCGCCGCAACAAACCGCAGCTTCGGTGGAAGCAACTCCAACTGTGGAAACCACCGCCGAGGTTGAACCAGAACCCGCCGTTGAGGCAACTCCAGAAACTGAGGTGGCTGTAGAGCCTGAGGTTGAACCAGGACCTGAAGTTGATCAGGAAGCGGACACGGAGGTCGAGGTTGAACCCGAGCCAGAACCTGAACCAGAACCCGAGCCAGAGGTTGATATTGACCTCGATGAGCCCGAACCCCCTGAGGAAGAGGAGCCGCCGGTCGAAGAAGAGGAAGAGGAACCTACTGAGGAAGAAGAGGTGGAGTTTGAGTGCCCAGATGGGTATATCAAGCAGATGATGCCGAACGGCACATTTATCTGTGTGCCAGAGATGCGTCGTCCTCGGATTGGACCTTACACTGGTCAGGTGGACGTAAGCGCCTTGTCTAACTACACACCTATTCGGCTTGGTCCTAGGAGAAGTTAATGAACCTGCAGGGTTTGCCCGAAGAGGCGCTAAAGGAGATTTTGGCGCTTACTGAGGCTAAGAAGAAGTTGGATCTGCGCGAGCAGGCGTTCAACAGCTTCATGCCCTTCGCTCATCACGTTTACGAAAACTTTATCGAAGGTAGGCACCATCGGATTATTGCCGAAAAGTTGGAAAGGGTCGCAAGAGGCGACCTAAAGCGACTCATCATCAACATGCCGCCTCGTCATTCCAAGTCGGAATTTGCATCGTTTTTGATGCCTGCTTGGTTCTTGGGCCGAAATCCAAAGCTGAAGATTATTCAGGCCACACACAACACGGAGCTCGCCGTACGCTTTGGTCGTAAGGTTCGAGATTTGATTGATGACCCAGCCTACAGAGAGATCTTTCCGGACACCGTTCTTAAAGAAGATAACAAGGGCGCAGGCAAATGGGGCACCAACAAAGGCGGCGAGTATTTCGCTGCTGGTGTTGGGGCTGCCGTTACTGGCCGTGGTGCTGACCTCTTCATTATTGACGACCCTCACTCGGAACAAGATGCGCTGAGCGAAACCGCGTTCGAACACGCCTACGAATGGTACACTTCTGGTCCTCGACAGCGTCTTCAGCCTGGTGGGGCAATCATTTTGGTTATGACACGGTGGGGAAAGAAGGATTTGACGGGCCGTTTGTTGGCTAATCAGTCCTCTGATCCCATGGCCGACCAGTGGGAAGTCGTTGAATTTCCTGCAATTTTACCGTCTGGTAAGCCACTTTGGCCTGAGTTTTGGGAAAAAGATGCGCTTTTGTCTATTAAAGCCTCGCTTCCTGTGGGCAAGTGGAGCGCGCAGTGGCAACAGCAACCCACGGCTACAGAGTCTGCAATTGTCAAGCGAGAGTGGTGGAAATCCTGGGAAAAGGACGAAATACCGTCGCTAAAGTACATCCTGCAGGCTTACGATACGGCGTTCTCAAAGAAAGAAACCGCTGACTACAGCGCGATTACGACGTGGGGCATCTTTGATCCAGAGGACGGAGGGCCGGATAACATCATCCTGTTGGACGCGCAGCGCGGAAGATGGAACTTTCCCGAGCTAAAAGAGGTTGCCTACGAGGAGTGCCAGTACTGGGACCCTGATATGGTTATCATCGAGAAGAAAGCCACGGGTGGACCGCTTATGGACGAGATGCGAGCACGGGGCATTCCTGTGTTAGGTTTCTCTCCGGGTAGACGTGCAGGCGGTGGTGGTGTAGATAAAACAACTAGAATGCATATGGTATCTCCGTTGTTTGAGGCTGGCTTGGTCTGGGCTCCTGCTGACAAAAAGTTTGCTGATGAGGTCATGGAAGAGGTGGCTTCATTTCCCAATGGCGATCATGATGACTTTTGTGATAGCATGACGCTAGCTTTAATGCGTTTCCGCCAAGGCGGATTGGTCTCTCTGGCCGGAGAAGAAGACGACGAGGAACTATATACTCGTAAACGGGAGTATTACTAATGGCATTGCCACCACGCCCAACGGGCACACTTGTTGACTCAGCCATGAATCCAGCGGCAGACGCGGCGGATCCATCTGCGGTTGACGTGCCGGTGTTTGAAGCAGAAACATTTGAGGGCGGCGCAGCTGTCACTGACGACGGAGAAGGTGGCGCGATCATCCAAGCTCTTTCTGAAGCAATGGCTATGGAGCAGATGGACCAAGATCAATTGATCCCGTTTGACGCAAACCTGTCGGAGTTCTTGGATGAGGGTTACTTGGGCGAACTATCGTCCGAGTTGCGAGGTTCGTACGAGGATGACCTTGAGTCACGGTCCGAGTGGGAAGAAGCGTACACCAATGGTCTAGATCAGCTAGGCGTGAAATATGAAGACCGCACCCAACCTTTTGAGGGCGCGTCTGGTGTGACTCACCCGCTGATTGCGGAGAGTGTGACCCAGTTCCAAGCACAGGCTTACAAAGAGCTTTTGCCTGCTGGCGGCCCTGTTCAGACGCAGGTTCTTGGTATGCAGGACTCGCAGCGCGAGGAGCAAGCTGCACGGGTCAAGGACTTTATGAATTACCAGATCACCGAGGTGATGGAGGAGTACGATCCGGACATGGATCAGCTCCTGTTCTATCTCCCGCTTTCTGGTTCAACATTTAAGAAGGTTTACTTTGACGAGGCGCGTCAGCGCGCTGTTGCTAAGTTCGTTCCTGCGCAGGATTTGGTTGTGCCGTACTCGGCCACTGACCTGCAAACTGCGCCGCGTGTTACGCATGTCCTGCGGATGGACGCAAACGAAATTCGCAAGCTTCAGGTTGCAGGCTTCTACCGTGACGTAGAGCTCAGCAAGTATGAAGAGGATGAAGATCCTGTTCGCCAGAAGGTGGACGAGATCCAGGGTACGCAGAAAACGTATACAGACGATGTATATACGTTGCTGGAAATGCATGTTGACCTCGACCTTGAGGGTTTTGAGGACATGGGCCCTGATGGGGAACCCACAGGCATTCAGCTTCCTTATATTGTGACTATCGACGAGGGCTCAGGTCAGGTGCTTTCGATCCGTCGCAATTATGACGAGGGTACGGGACTTGCTCGCAAGAACCAGTACTTTGTTCATTATAAATTCATGCCGGGTCTGGGCTTCTATGGTTTTGGCCTGATCCACATGATTGGGGGCCTTGGCCGTGCGGCGACAAGTATCCTGCGTCAGCTTATTGATGCGGGTACCTTGGCGAACCTCCCCGCCGGCTTTAAGGCTCGTGGCATAAGGGTCGCTAATAACGACGAACCCTTGCAGCCGGGTGAGTGGCGGGACATTGACGCACCTGGGGGCGACATTCGTGGATCGATTATCCCGTTGCCCTACAAGGAACCATCAGCAACGCTTGCGCAGCTGCTTGGTGCATTGATCGAGGGCGGTCGTCGGTTTGTTTCTTTGGCAGACCAACAGACCAGCAACATGAACCAAGAGGCACCAGTCGGTACCACGGTTGCTCTGTTGGAGCGCGGCATGAAAGTTATGTCTGCAATCCACAAGCGTCTGCACTATGCGCAGAAAACCGAGTTCCGCATTTTGGCTCGCATCTTCCGTGATAACCTACCTCAGCAGTATCCGTATGATGTAGCGGGTGCTGAGCGGACTATTATGGCGCAGGACTTTGACAACCGCGTGGATGTCATTCCTGTTTCGGATCCAAACATCTTCTCGATGGCGCAGCGCGTTACTCTGGCTCAGACACAGCTTCAGTTGGCGCAGTCCAACCCGCAGATGCACAATCTGCATGCCGCGTACCGTCGGATGTATCAGGCCCTTGAGGTTCAGAACATTGACGAGATCCTGCCACCACCTCCACAGCCAGAGCCTTTGGACCCTGCGGTCGAGAACGCTCGTGCGTTGATGGGTGAAATCCTGCAGACATTCCCTGATCAGGATCACGATGTTCACATTGCGGTTCACTTGATGTTCATGAAAACACCGTTGGTTATGACATCGCCTCAGGTCATGGGTACGTTCTACGCTCACATCATGGAGCACGTATCGCAGAAAGCGCGTCAGATGGTTATGCAGGAATTGCAGGGTCTTATGAACCAACTGCAAATGCTGTCACAAACAGGTGCGGTTGATCCTCAGGCGGCAGTGCAGCAAATCGCAGAAATCCAGCGCCAGATGCAAAACCCTGCGGAGATCGAAAAGGTCGTGTCCATGCAGGAACAACAGCTTATGGCGGAGATTATTCCGCAGCTTGTGCCTGCCGGTCAGGATCCAATGTCCGACCCTCTGGTGCAGATTCGTATGCAGGAGCTGGCTCTCAAACAGCAGGACTTGCAGCGTAAGATCACGGAAGATCAGACCGACGCGGCAATGGAAGCAGCGAAGATGCAGCAACGCGCTGCAACCGACGCGGCTCGCATTGAAAGCCAAGAGGACATCGCGGAAGAGCGCAACATGGTCAACCGTGAGCGGATCTCAGTACAGCGTGAAGGTATGCTTCGGAGGACAAGCTAATGCCACTCAAGAAGGGTAGCTCGCAAAAGGTTATCAGCGAGAACATCAAGACCGAGATGGAAGCAGGCCGCCCACAGAAGCAGGCTGTCGCAATTGCGTTATCCAAAGCGGGTAAGAAAAAGATGGCTAAGGGCGGGATGGTAAATTCTCGCTTTAGCTCATCTGTCCGTGCAAACAAATTTCAAGGAATTTTCTGATGCGTTATCTGGATGAAATTATAGTACACTGTACAGCCACGCGTCCAGAATGGTGGGAAAACAGAAGTGCGGAAGAAAAAGTACGGGAAGTCCGTGACTGGCACGTCTCGGGCAATGGGTGGTCGGACATCGGATATCATTGGCTCATCGATCGCGATGGCACAGTCGTTGCGGGGCGTCCTGAAGACAAAGCCGGTGCACACACTCGTGGACACAATTCCAATTCGATCGGGATCTCGCTCTTCGGTGGGCACGGCAGCACGAAAAACGACCGGTTT